TTCGTTGCTTGAACGCTGAATTACCGCGCAACTGGTCTATTGTGTCAACGAATAGCTGACCGTACACCATTGATTTGATAGTTAGTGTGTAATCATTCATCTCTTTCATATCCTAAATTCCACATTATGAAATCAAGCAGCCTTATTTTCCAGTTCTTCATATCGTTTATTTATTTGAATGAATAGAAAATCGTGAACATCCTTGAGTTCGTTGATTGCTTTAACAGTATGCAATACCGTTGAATGGTCGCGGTTAAATAAATCTCCAATTGCTTTCAGCGAGTAGCCCATTCCGTAGATTTCTTTGTGGATTCGCCAAATCGCATATTGCCTTGCTGTTCTGATGTCAATACTACGGTTTTTGGACTTCAGAATCTCATAGCTGAACCCAGTAGCTTTGCAAACTCGGTTGATGATTTTGATAATCCGTTGGTCTAAGAATTGATAGTTAACCTCTCCGTTGATTGCGCTCTTAAGGTGGTCAACTTCCAATCCTGTATAAGCGTGTGCAAGGTCGAGTGCATCCAGCAACTCACTTTGCAATTGTTCTGTCATTCTTAGCTGCATAGTTTCCATACGTTAACTTGTTTTCCGAAGTCTCCTTCAATTGTTCTGTTTGTTTTTTCGATTAACCCCTTGTTTTTAAGGTTGGAGAATGACCTCCTGATAGATGTTATTGGAGTGTTGTGCCATTTATTATCGCTGAGTTTCTCCATTATCTTAAAATGCCGAAGAACTCGCTCAGGCGTTGCGCCTAAGTTATCGTAGTTCTTGAAGTAATCCAGCACCATCTCGTCCTGAGATTTGGCTTTCTTCTGAGACTCATTTAGAGTCGTTCCTTTTTCTTTGTTCGTGTTGTAAAACATTAGTATTTGTTAATGTAGTTTATAATTACTTCTTGAGTTCTTACGCTTACTCGGTCGCCTTTGAAATAAGCATAAACGGTCTGCGTGGATAGCCTTGTATCTTTGGCTATTCGGTAAGCTGTAATGCCTTTAGCGTTCGCCTCCGATATTACCTCTTCAATCTTTGGTGTGTGTATCATTTGGTTTGTTTGTTTTTTGGTTCTTGTCAATTATTGCTGTCATTCCAAGAAGATAGCCGTTTATGAACACTTGACGTAATAGATGATTTTTGTCGAAACCATTTTCGTCCATTTCGATTGGATGCTTTTGGAGAGCTAATTCTTGAAGCTCTCTGTCACTTGTAATATTATATTTCATCTTCTTCCTCTTTTTCATTTTCTCTTCAATCTGATGAATTATAAGTTCGTTGTTTGAGGTTAGTTTAAGCTCTATTCCACACCCATAAGAGTAGTCTTCTGCTGACTCAAACTCCAACCTTTCTTGATACTCAACCATCACCTTATCAACAGGATTCTTACAGTAAGTTTCTATGAATGATTGTGGGATTGATGGTAATCCGAGCCTATTCGACTTGTGCCAATCCCCATCAAATTCTTCCCACTCTTTACACAACCCTGTCAACTGAGTGTCTGTAGTTGCGATGAGCTTTCTGAAATTAGATAGTTCACGCTTACTCTCAACTGAACATTTAAATACTCCTGCATCAGTCATATAATAGTCACCTTCCTTTATCTCTTCATCTGTTGTGATGTAGAGGTTTTGGGGTTGATACTTACGAGACTCTTTAGTACTTGATAATGTCGGATTATAAACCAAGTGACCATTACTCTTATGAGTAAGTAAATTGTTTTTATCCGTTGGTAGCATTACTACTGTTGCTTCTTTTATATCAGATTTCATCTTCTTCTTCTTTTTCGATTAACCCAGTACCGTTGCAATTTTCACAATCTACATCGTATCCACAACCTCCGCAGCAATCGCCTCGGTATACTGTACAGCTACCTCTTGTGTCCTCGTAGAATTGTCCTTCTCCATCGCACTCAGGACAGTCAACATACTCTTTGCAGTTGTCTTTATTCAATTCTATTATTTGGTTTTCTTTGCTTTTCATTTCTCTTTTTTTATCTCGCGTTACGGATGCGCGACCCCCGTTTGATTGGTGCAATATCTTAATTGCTTTTGAATTTTCAAAACATTAAGGGAAAAAATTACAATCCGCAGTAACCGCTATCGCATTCGTTAAAGTCATCGTCAAATAGTTGGAGTTGGCTTTTCCATTTAATTACATCTGAATAACGACAGTCGCTTCTCCATCTTGCTGAATCAGTCTCTTGTTCTGCGAACCATTGCATCTTTTGCGGCATCTTGTCGCTCATATGTTTCAAAAGCAAAGGACTTCGCCAATGGCAACCAACGCAATTGTTGAGATATGCAAATCTAACACCCGTAAAAGCCCAAAACATTTCAATCTTGTCTTTATAAATGTTGTCATCTATCAACGGAAACTCTGGTTTACAATACCTTACCGTTTGCCAACTATTACGCCCATCCTTTAGTTTTGTAAATGTAGCTTTTACTGTAGTGAACCCTTCCTCGTCTACTTTTTCGAGCATCTTATTGGCTCGGCTGGTTTCGTTTGCTCGAAATCCGAAACGCATTCTTACTGGTTCTTTAATAGTGTCATAAATCCAGTGAAGAATAGGCATAGTCTTCAAATCGGTCGTGCAGTACCTCGCCATCTTGTTAGGAAGATAGCCTCCGTGATTTTTGATTATCTGCTCGAAGGTTTCTCCAGTTGTCCAAGTGATAGGTCTACCGATGAACTGTTCCAAATCGAGCATTGTATAGATGATAGTGTCATCTTCAGCCGTGCCAATAAATGGGGCTTGGATTCTATCTTCTACCTCTTTGCGAATTTTCTCATCTTTGAATCGGCAGTTCTCGTCTTCGATTCTGACCAGCGAAAAAACATCGTAGTCTGCTGGGTAATTTGCTGCTATGTAGCTGGAAGTCTTGCCTCCACTTAAACTATTTACTGTTTTCATTGTTTAGGATTATTAGGAAGTTTAGGATTCTAAGGATTTGACCTTCTCTTTATACTCTTTCAGCATCTCCTCCAGTTCCCACGTTGCAAACTTCACGGTTGTTAAACTAAGCTGGTGCATTTCGTCCGCCAGTCCTTCACGCTCCCGGTCAAGGTTTAATCCGAAGTCGTATTGCCGTCCTTGCTGCATTACGTTACATCCGTAGCATTGCGGTCGGCAGTTGTCCTCGTGCCACCTTGTCGCGTATCTTGCTCTACTCATAAAGTGTCCGCATTGGATTTTCTTCCACTCGTAAACCCTTCCGCAAGTGTAACACTCAACGTAACCGTCAAGGTTAACCGCCCTCAACCGAATGAATCGACTGAAGGCGGCATCTAAATCCTTTACTATTTTACTTCTGCTCTTCTTCAAAATGGAAGGTCGTCCGTTGCTTCAACGGTTTCAGCTTGTGGTTTAGGCTTGAAAGTATCAACGGAAGCGTAAAGTTTCCCTTGCTTACTTTCTTTAATCTGAGTTCTTAACTCAAGACCTTCTTTGCCTTCGGTTAAGTGCTGGTCGTTTTCCTTTAACCAAGCGATTAGCTTAGTCGGGTTAATAACAAGACTTGCTTTCACAAAGTCAGGTGCTTTTTCGTTTGGTGTAAAGACGTTTACTCCGTCTATAAATACTACTGTGTTCTCCATTATTTTGGGTTTATTAAGTTACTTTTTAAAACTTGGCAATTGAAGTTTGCACTTTCGTAAACATCAATCGGCTCAAATAATTTAACACCTGACTCTTTGAGTACATCCAACATCTTCATCCCAGTTTCGTGCAACTGGTTCATAATTTCATCTCTTGTAAACGTATCTTGTTCTTTGTAATCTGTTTGAGATTCGTCTTGCAATAGGAAGATTTCTATATCCGACAACACAAACGCAATCAAGAGAGATGGTGTCAATTTACTATTTTCGTTTAGTTCCATTTTATTTGATGTTTAAAAGTTTACGAAGGTAATCATTTGCAAACTCCAGCCTCTCTCGAAGTTGCTCTTGCATTTCAAGGTCAGCTTCAACTCGGATTTCAATTAGCTTAAAGCGTTCGTCTTTGATGCGTGGGTCGAATGAAATAAACCTACAAACGGTCGCTCCAGTCGCCAGCATTTGCCCTTGCATCTGCCAAATGTACTTCGGGTCTATGTAACCTTCGAAGGCAGTCTTGAGATGGTTGCTGGTATTGTACGGGCATTTAATCTCAATCAGTTCTCCGTACTCTTTAATGAAGCCGTCAGGGCTTGCGCCTGAGTATTCGTTGATAGGAACGAAGGGCATCTCCTCAATAGTTAACCCAGTAGTCTCTTCAAAGTAAGCCTTGCAGATTGGTTCGTTTTCTGTTCCCCAGTCTAAAGCCGCTCCGAAGATTTCTTTGCGCTCTTCCGTCAAGAGTTCTGCCGCTTTCTCATAAATGTAGCTTACTGCGGTTGCTCCGAGTACTTCGTCTTTCTTTCGGGCGTTGGTCATCAGATCGCCAAAGCGGGAAGCGGTAAACTTCCCTAACCTTTGTGCGTGCCATTCCTCTGAGCGTTGCTCGGAGTTGCTGATAGCTTCGTATATCATATCTTCCATCTTATGCACGTTTAAAGTCATCAGATTCATCCTCGCCAAATACGCCTACCTCGTAAAGCCCTGACAGTTTCAGAACAACTCTTGATAGTGCGCGCTTCTCTGCCATTGCCACAGGGTACTTTTGCCGCGTGTTGTCAGGTGCTGACTCTCCAAATGTTTCCATCGTAACGGGTAAGCCGTTACCGTTAGACATCTCGCCAGTTGCTTTGAGTACAACGTGCTTTAGGTCGTCAGATAAGCTGACTACTTCATAGCTAACTCTTATGCACTTATGCGCTTGGATGCGTTCGATACCTTGTCGGGTTATAATTACAAACCCTTGCGGTGATTTGAAGAAGTGGTCTTTGTTTAGACCGTTTTCTTTTGCGAGGGTTTGAAGCCTCTCTTTCTGTGTTTGATTCATCGTTCTGTTTTTATGATGATTATTAAAGTTACGAATTTAAGCATTGAATATCAACCGCGTTGTGCTGGTCGTCATAAATGCGAATAAAGGTATAAAGCCCGGACTTGATAGGCTCCGCGCCTGAGTGCTTGACAATCTGCCAAAACTCAAAAGGTTGAACTCGGATAGTTCCCGCGTCAACTTCTGCGGTTCTAAGGTCGGTCAATGCTTTGCTTGCTACCAAGCGAACGAACGCTGGTATTGTCTTGTCGAGTAATACTCTGTTTTGAAATTCTAAGTGGTTCATAGTTCTAAATGTTTCCCCAAATATCTAAATTACTTTTGAATATCCAAAACAATGGAGCAAATTTTTTTAGTTCTGTCTTGAGTAAGCGTTCATAATAGCCTCTTGATTCATCTCGATGTCTTTATACATTTCCTCCGCGTTGACTGCCGCGTCAAAGATAACGTCTTGCGTGTCTTCAAATTGGCGAACCTTGTAACCTATATAAAGAAGGAGCCCGACAACCAGTAAAAGGAGACAAACGGAAACAGTTAAAAGAAAGATTATCATAGTTCCATCAATTCATTTATTACAGTCTTGCCACCTATCACAACCGCGCACCCAATCGCTGGTTTCTTTCCACGTTTAGCATAGGCAAAAGCGTACTTGTCGTTATCTATTCCGCAACCGATTTGAGTGCCGAACACTTTAAAATTTTGCCCTACATAAAACTCGGTATAAGCCTGAGTGTGGAGGTGTCCTTGAACAGTTGACTGCATATCTGCGCGGCACTTGGTTCTTGCAGTTCCTCCTTCTCCGTGAACGAATTGTACATTATCGTAAACAACTCTGTCGGCAAAGTTCCAAGTCGGAGCATTTAACACTTCGTTAAACGATTTAATCCACGCCTTTGGTATGCCTCCGCTAAACGCCTTTCTTGATATTATACGGTCGTGATTTCCTATTGTAACATCAGCAACTGGGAAAGCATCAACCCAACGTTGTAAACGCTTTATGGCGAGTTCTAATTCCATACCTCCGCCCATTCCGTCAGGGTCGGTTTCGTGAAAGCTGGAGTAATGAGAATCAATTACATCTCCGATAAAAATAACCTGGTTGCAATTGTGCTTTCGGTATGTGTCCTTGCAGAAGTCAAGGTAACCATCTAAACAAAACGGCTCGTGCAAATCTCCGATAATTAATATCCTCCGCTCCTTTCGGGTAAGGTTACTCCAAGCGTCCAGCATTTGCCCCTTAATGCGGGGTCTAAAGTCGCTCATTGTGGCTCAACAGCTTCAGCAAATTCCGCATCAAGTTTACGGATGTCTCTAAGGATTTCAGTCCATTTAATCTTAGCCTCGAACCTCTCTAATTCCGTTGAGTCAGTACCTAGATTAGCTTGGATTGATGCGTTCTTCTTTAGCAATTTGTCGATTGCTTCTCTCGTTATTGGGTTCTCGTTGTATATCATCTGTTAATTATGTTGCGACCAACGCCAACGCCTACAAAGTGTTGACCGTTAAAGCCATAGTTTGCGCTAATGTAAGTTGTTTTAATCGTAGCTTGTAAACCAACCCCAAACAAAGGCTTGTAATTTTCGACAAAATCGCTTTGAATCCCGACCAATCCGTGAACTCCTAACGCCCAGTTTAACGGTTTCTTGCGTAACTCAACTTTTAGGTTCTCCGTTCTATTTTGGTAATTGCTCCAAGTTAGTCTAACATCGCTCACGGTTGTGTCGTAGTTAGCGACTTCACTCAACCACGTTTCAACTATCTTCAACGTGTCTATCAATAACAACGTATCTAAACGAGTTACTACCTTTTCGGAGTAGATTGTATCGTAACGAGTAACGAGTTGTTTGCTAACGAATCTAACCGTGTCTACCTTCCAACGGTCAACGTACTCGATTTTGGGAACAGGCTTTTCAATGGTTATGGTTTGCGGTTCTGAATTGCAACCTTGCCAAGCTACAATTACGCCCAAGATGAACGCAAGCGAAACGGATATTAGCTGACCTCGCCAATCCATAAAGCAACCTCTGCTTCTCTCCTTCTAACTAAACCATTCAGCACTCGACCTCCTCCTTTGTTCCACCTTCTGAACTGGCTCGGTATTTCTGAATATTCAGGGTTTGAATTTATCCACGCCAATAAAGTTGAGTTTGAAAGGTTGCCGATGCCTACGTTGTAAGTGAACGAAATAAGAGCCGCCAATTTATGCGCTGGAAGTTTGACCTCCAGCACGTTCTTCACTTGTTTCTCAACCGACTTAATCGTGTCGAGTAGCATCTTCTCCGCTTCCTTCTCGTCAATATCAGGGTCATCCATTGTAACGCGCTCTCCGTTCAAGTACATCGTGTTTCCGTATCCGATTGTGGCAATTCCCGAAGGACATAGATAAGGCTTTGACGAGTAGCCTTCAAACTCCTTTATTACCTCTGCGGCTATCTTTGCCGCGCTTGGTCTTGTCTTTTTCTTCGCAGTTTCCATCTTTACAATCGCATTTTCGCGGTGCAATAGCGCACCATTTTACATTTTGCAACGATTCTCTTTAAGTTCGCCCCTCATCTCTACCAACGCTTTCGTGTTCTCAGCTATTACGTCCGAGAACTTCTCAACGTG